CCGAGAGGGTAGGACTCTATGTCCCGCTTGTGCCGATAGCAGCCGCCGACAAATTCCACCGGCTGCAGGGCTAATTTAATGAGGGCGCCGGGCTCCCAAGATACATCGGCGTCGACCATGACAAGGTGGTTTGCGCCGCTGTCTAAGAAATCCTGCGCAATCTGGTTGCGCGCCTGCCAAATCGCGCTTGTGCCGGGCACGAAGGCGACTTGTAGGGAAAGACCGAGTTCGCGCGCTGCCGACTGTTCGTCAAGCAGCGCGCGTACCGTTTGAACGCTAACCCGGCATTCATAAGCCGGAATTGCGACAAAGATCATGGGGCTTAAGCCGCGCCCTTGATCAGGTTCAACGCCACCAAAGCCGAGCGCATGGCGTTCGTCTGAGCGACGATCGTAGCGAAGGCGTTGATGAGAAGCGTCGAGTTGTAGGTGCCCGTCAGAGCCGCAACGCCCGTCGCCGGGTTTGCGGTGCCGGTGCTGCCGTCCGTGATCGCCGTTTGAGCGGCGCCCGAGGGCTGCACGATGGGCGTGGTCAGACCGTAGAAACCGATTTTGTCGGACGTGGACTGACCGAAGTTCGCCCCATCGGGGCTCTTGTTGCCGTAGATTTCAACTGCCATTGGTATTGTTTCCTTCTCTTACGGCGTGCCGCTGATGCGCGTGGCCAGGCGCGGGTCGATCGCCTTGACGCCATACAGGATGTCGAAACGATAGATTTCGCGATCGTTCGTGATGTCGTAGTCAGTGACATAACGGACGCTCAGGCCCTTGTAGGACTGACGCGAAGCCTTCGCATTCGACGGCTCTTTCAGCGGGACCATCGCCAGCGCGAATGCGTTCTTGTGGAACAGCATGTTCTGACGGTAGGCGGTCGACGCCGTGCCGAGCACTGTGATCGCCGCATTGTCGGCCGGGGCCGCGTTGACGGACTGATACGGGCCTGACGTGATAATCGCCGGGCTGATCGAGACCGTCGCGTTGCCGCCGCCGTCCGCAGAGATATCCGCAACGACGCGGAACTGCTTCAGGAAGCCGAGCGTGGCTTTCGTGACCGGGTTGACCGCAAACACGTTCGCGATCGTGAACACGTCGCCTTCTTTCAGGATGGCGGACGAAGCCGTCCAACCGTCCGTGATCAGGTTCTGCACGTCCGTGGTGAGCGTCGAGGCGTAGGTGGAGACCTGAGACGCGCCGTTGACGAGCGGAGTGCCCGCCTTCGTGCCGACCGTGTGGTTGGCGACGTTTTGCGCCATGAACACGTCCGAACCGCCGAGCATCGGCAGCTTGGCCTTTTCGATGGCGCCGGCCGCGATACGTTCCACGTAAGAACCCGTGAACGAGTTCGCGAGGCCGTAGAAGTCGGTTGGCGTCACGACGCCGGAGCGCATGCCGTCATTGGGGACGGCAAACTCGTCAAGCCGTTCCAGGCCCTTCGACCAGTCCGAAAACGAGTCGATGGTATTGCCGGGCGAGCCGACCCAGTTCGGGATTTGCTTGTAGAGCGAGAGCAAGTCGGTATCGACTTGGTTCGCCAACTGGATCATCGCGCCCTTGATGTAGCGATTGCTGAAGTCGTCGATTTTCAGCGTGAGGTCGACGGTCGGGAAGTCGAACGCGACGTGCTTGCGTTTGTCGACCGAGAGGGTCAAAGAACCTTCCTCGGTGTCCTGCAAGTTCAGCGTTGCGCCGTCCGTGACGGTGAACTGCACCGGCTTGCGGATGGTTACGCTGGAGCCGATCTTGGTTTCACCGAATTCCTTTTCGTGGTCGCGGTGAACCTGAGACGCCATGCCGAGGGCGTTGTCGAGCTGGACAAGCGCTTCCTTGGCGATGACGGTAGGCGTAAGAATTACGTCTGCCATTGTTTGGATTTCCAAAAGAGAGTGGGTGGAAACCCGCGGCGAAAATTATCCCTTCATGCGCCTTGCGAACGCGGCCGAGTCTTGCTGACGGCGGAGCGCGGCGTATTCGGCCATGCTCATGCTTTCATAATCTCGGGCTGGCGGTTCGGCGCCGCCCTTGGGCACCACGGGGGGCTTGGGGGCGTTGGAGACGACGCGAGGTTGCGGCTTGGCCAAAGTGGTCTCAAGGCGCGCTAACTCGCGGGCTGCGGCGAGCGGTGAGAGTTTCGAAATCCGGTCGGCGGCTTCTTGGTTGGCGTACAAGTGATGGACGAGGGCCGCCTTGTTCTCAGTCTCGGCATGTTCGTAAACATATTCGAGCATAGTCACGTTGATCGGCACGCCGCCCTTGTGAAAAGCCTCAACGGCTTCGTCTAGGTCTTCGTATCGATCGGCTGCGGCTTCGACGGCATCGCGGAACTTCTGCCCCGCGTCACGCTTGCGCGCGGCTTCGGCGTCGGCCGACTTCGCACGCTCGGCTTGCGCCTGTTCGTCCTTGACGCGCTTGACCGCGAGGTCAATCACGTATTTGTCCTTGGCCGTCTCGTAGTCGTCGTAGGAGTTGAAGTCCTCGACTCTGGGCGGCTTAGTCGCTTCACTTGCGGCCGGTGGCGTGACGGTCCTCGACCGCTCCGCTTCGCGTTCCGCTAGGATTCTATCTCTCTCGGCTTCCGCGGCTTTCGCGCGGGCTGTGAGTTTGTTGATCTTTTTCTGGACGCCGCCGTCATGGTCGCCCTTCGGCTTCTCTGGCGCGTTCTCGGGGTTCGAACCGTCTGGGGTGTCTGCCGGCGGGGCTGCGTCGTCGGTCTCGGTTTCAGCCGTTACGGGATTTTTCGTCTCCGTGGACGTAGGCGTTGCGTCGTTCGCCGTTTCCGGCGCCGATTGGGCTTCTGTGGTCATGTCATCCTGTGGGATGGATTTACCCGGTATGCCGTGCCGGTACGGTTAGGCGTTTATGCACATCGCATAAGATTGATTATGAGCAGCACTTAACGCGCGTTTAGTATTGCGCGTATGTAACAAAGCCCGTGATATTGCCGGTCACAGCCGCTAGGCACAGGGCGTTCGATGCCGCCGTACGAAAGAGTGACCCGTTTACGGCGCTGAGCTGGATGCTGGCGTTCGTCGCCAGCACCATCGCCCCGGTGATGTCGGTCGTGCCGGTGGCGCAGTTGGCGCCCGTGCCGTAGACGAATTTGGCCGTGCCCGCGAGACTCTCCGTGATGACGAATGAGCACACACGGATCACCTGGGACGACGCGAGCGCTACAAGCTGTGTAGTCGCGGCGGCAGTGACGTTAACGGGGGCCGAGTTGGAGCACGTAAACTCACGGTCCCAAGTCACGCTGTTATAATTGAAGCCAAACGAGCCACTACGGATGCCGTTCACAGCGGCGGCATTCCCGTCAGTGTTCAACGTGGCTGCGCCGTTGCATGACGATCCTGCATCAGTTGACAAACACACCGCCAGGTTCCCGCGCGTGTCGATCTGACAATCACCCCGTTGCCCGTCAGTGAACGTCGGCCGGGTTGAGTTGAATTTACACCCCACCTTCACCGGGTTGCCGCTATCCGTCGCGCCGCTCGCTACGTTACCGCCGACCACCGTAGGCGCCCCAACAATCGACGGGTCCGACTGCGTAGCTTTGTAAGTGACCGTAGCCGCAACCGTGCCAGCCGAATAGGTCGAAAGCCGAGCCCGGAAATACTTGGTCGTCAGTTGCACGACGTTCGCGACAGAGGTCGACGGGGAGACGGCGCCGGTATGAGCGGCTCCGCTGAGCGTATAGCCTGGCAGCGTGAACCACGTTGCGTTGTCGTTCGATCCCTCAAACGTGACCGTGTTACCGGAACCGACCGAGGTAAACTGAACGACCGCGGTCGCGTAGCCGGAGACTTCGTTTTCGACAAAGCCGCGCGTTGTGCTGGCGACCGTCTCACTGCCGGAGACGGTCGAAGACGCCACATAGGCGTTGACGTTCTGCCCTTCCGCGTGAGCGAATGGTGCGAGGGCGAGCAACGCGGCAACCAAGGCGGCGCGGGTCATTTTCTTCACGTGTCGGTATTCCTCAAGCTGAAAGCAAAAGGAGTGCGACGGCCCTATTACGGCGCTTGCGCACTTGTTCGTTGTGAGCGGCAAGCCTTGCGGCCCGCTCGGATATGTCTTTGTCTAGGCCGTCGAATGAGCGCCGTATCGTGGCGCGGCGGTATTCGATCGTGGCCAGGTCGACGGCCGGTGTTTCTACCGCGTCTTCAGGCGCTAAGCCTTCGGGATCGAGCGGGTATTCTTCGTCAATCTTCGGCCACATGGGCCGGAGGCCATAGCCGCGCTTTTTGCGCGAGCCGTGGCTAGGTGGTTGCCGCGCGGCGCCGGACGCATCGGATATCCAAGCCGCTGTTGCCGACCCGGTGCTTGCACCAACGCCAGCGGCGCTTGACGAGCCAATGCCGGAGACCGTGGCAGAGCCTGCGGCTTCGCCAACAGCGGCACCGGCCGTCGCGCTATCGCCAATGCCTGAGACGGTGGCAATGCCGGCGCTGCCGTATGCGGCGGCAGCCGCGCCGGCGCCTTCGGCAGAGACTATTGCAACGCCGTCGCTTGCATAAGCCGAAGCGGCGGAGCTAGCCCCAACACCGGAGACAGTTGCGGTCCCGGCGGCGGCTGCGGAGGCGCTCGATGACGCCGAGGCGGTTCCGGAAACGGCGGCCACACCGTTGCTCGCGTAAACTGCCGCGGCAGAGCTTGCGCCGATGCCTGAGACTGTGGCTATGCCATCGGATGAGTAAACGCCAGACGCCACGGTGGGCGCCTTGCTAAGCGCTAGGGCTTGCCGCCGTGGTCTTTTGAACCCGCCAGATTGACGGACGAATTTCGTCATCTGAGGGCCTCAGGTATGCTTAGAGTTCCTCGACGAACGCCACGCCGCTGAACGTGTAGTCATCGGCGGCCGTGGTTTCTTGGCGAATGACGATGCCAGCGCCCTGCGCCGCTTCCGGGCAGAAGCGTTCGTCGGGATACCAATGCTCATAAGGCGCGTTGCGTTCGTTCCAGCCGAATTCGTCGTCAACAACAAGCGTGCCAGATGTGGTGGCTACCGTCGTGTCATTAACCCTCGCCGTGAAGCCCCAGACCGGACCAAGCCGATCGCCAAGGGGTACGACTGCGGTGACTGAGCTGCCGCCAGACCCAACAGTGAAGGTTGCCGGCAGGTAGTTCACCGTGATCCGCAAGCCTTCCTCAGCCGTGTCGCCGACTTCGGAAATCTGCCCCAGGATGAACCCCCGAAGCCTGATCTTCTTGTCGTCGGCGGGCTGAAGAGACCACAGGTCGGTATTGCCGCCTGCGTTCGTCACTGTCCCGTTAAAGGGCACGGAATAGATGCGGCTCATTTATGAGGCCCTTCGTAGGAATCTGAGTGGTCGTGAGAATGGAGGCGGCGCCTTCGTTGCCGCCGCCACTGAGTTCAGCAAGATCGGCCGCGACGGCATGTCGAAGATGGCCCAAGGGTTAGCGGAGAGGATTGCAACTTCACCGTCAGATAGAGGGCGGCCCCAGACGGCGGTGAGATAAATCGTTGTATCGCCGCAAACTGCCACGCCAGCGGTGTACATCCCGCCGAACCCGTGACGCAGAAGCGTTGCCGATCCTACGTTTGTGTACGTGTTGCTCGCGACCTTGCCGCCATCGACAAAGCACTCGTGAAAGTTTTGAACCGCCGATCTGCGGCCGATCAAAGTGTGCGGGACATTCAGCCCGGTGAAGCGTGTTCCGGCTCGCGTAAGCTGCTGCGCCGATGAGCCACGCGCCCAGAACCCAACCGCCGTTCCGTCAATTTCGAATTGCAGCTCGTGGAAGCTTCCCGTTGCCGCATAAGGGCCAGTATCGTAAAAGCTCGGCGTCGTCCGCGCCGAGATAATCACCATCAAAGAGCATTCGCTCGCAAACGATGACGACGCCATTGGGCCGCCAACGTTCGTCCGGTGGAATAACCCGTCGTTCGCGGTAGAACTGGTTACACCCGTGCCGCCACCGACAGGGCCGCCACCATAGCCAATGCCAGGAAACGACCCCGATACGAGGCGGGTGAACTGCCCCGGCCCAAGAACCTTGTTCCCCTGTTGAATGCTGACCGGCTCGCCGCTCGGTAGTACATAAGTCGCCTCATAGAGCCCGTTTGACAGCCCGCCCTTCGTAAGCTGCGCGATGGTCTGCGGCTGCCGCGCGTAACTTGCCGGGAGCGAAAGCTGCATGGCCTAAGCCACCGTGTAGGTGATGCCGGTCGTTTTGAATACGTGGTTGCCTGCCGTCGCGTTCAGGTTCACACCCGTGTTGTGCGCCGTGAAAAGAACAAACTTGTTCGGCATGACCCCACCGAACAATTGGGCGACAGACACGGGACCGAAATTGTAGGCGCGATCCGACGTTGTGGCGTCCACCGTCAGAACGGCGGCCAGCTTCAGGAAACCCGCTCCCACGCCTGCCGAGGTAATCGTTTCGGCGCTGGTCGTGCCGTCTAAAACGTCAGGCCAGGCAGGCGCATCGTCGCGAACGGCCGCGACATAAATGAGAATATTCGTGTTGATCGTCGGCGTCGTGCCGACCGTGACAACACCGGCCAAGAGTACGTCAACATATTTCGTGGACGTGTTGTCGAAGACATCGCTTTCGTAGCCCGCAACAAACGTGGAGCTGCTGGCTAGCGATTGAATCGCATTGGTTAGCGTCGCACTCGCCGCATAGGCAATATTGACGGTCGCCATGCGTTACCAGCCCATAGCCGTGGCTACATCTTGGTAGCCGAGGTCGCCCTCGAAGTTCATCACGGACGGGCTCAACGTCGTTCCCGATCCAGTGGCGAATAGCTTTTCAGCCCTGGTCGAGTTGCGCTTGCAGGCAGTGAGCACTGCGGTTTGCATCGCCAGCAGCGAAGCATTCCCGACAAGACAAGCGGCGATACCGGCCCGCACATTCGCCTTAGCCGCGTTGATCTCCGCGCCCCTCATAAACATCCAATCCCAGATACGGGATTTGCCAACGCTCAGGTTGTCAATCTGCGTCCAGTCGAAGGTGTCAAGCTGTTGCAGCTCGTCTCGGGACACCTTCGTGCGCCACACGACATAGGCGGGGCTGGCTGCGAGGTTGTACGCCGCAGCAACCGTGAACGCGCCGTCTGAGTTGTGTGGGACACTGGCGAAGGCCGCGTCGGCTTCGACATCGGCCTTGAGTGCGAGGGCTTGTGCAGTTGTGAGCATGAGCCTAATCCTCCGTCACGGTTGATGCCGCGGTGAGGCTTGGCGTGATGCCATTGCCGCAGACAATGTTCGGGGTGACCGTGCCCTTGTAGAGCAGGACGCCAGCACCACTCGACGCCGTGCCAATGCCGAAGTGTGTCGCCGTGCCTGAGCCGCCAGTGCCAGCCGGGAACGTCACCGTCGCAGCAGGGCTGACACTATTACCGGTGACGGTAAAGCCAGCGCCTGAGCGTGCCACGGCAACCCGAGCATAGCTCGTATAGGCGATTTCGTTTGTGGTTTGGTCGCCAGCTTCGCCAGGATCGGCCGTATGCAGGGACACATAGAACGATCCCGCCGTGCTTGATCCGCGAAGGCCCGTGGCATCTCCGACGTTGGCGAAGTTTGTATTCTTAAAGGTCAGCTCCAGCAGACCATTTTCCCATGAATTCGTCTTACTCATTCGATCTCCGTTGCGCGGCCGGCGCTGTCAAATTTAATCTTCTTCGGTTTGGCGATGGCTTTGAGCGCCTTAGCGATGTCGGCGAGGCCGACTTTGACGCTGGCCATTACCTCAGTATTCGCCTCTAGCACCTTGAGTAACTTCAACCGGTCGGTGTCAGTGTCGCCGCTCATGCCAGCCCTGTCGGATTGCCTTCGTCGTCAAACTGAATCTTCTTCGGCTTGGCGAGCGACTTCAGGGCCTGGGCGATATCGGCAAGGCCGCTCCCCACACCGGCCATAGCGTCGGCGTTCGTCTCGATCATCTTGTTGAGTTCGGCGCTCGCTGCCTCGTCCCGCTCGATCGTGGCGCGCTCGTTCTCTTGGTCCTCAAGACCGCGCTGGCGCTCGAATTCCTTGTCCGCTTGCGTCACATGCGCATTGAGCGCGAATGTCGCTTCGGCTTCCTCACGACGGAGATTGGCTTGCGCCACGATCTTAAGCCGGTCGGTCTCTACCTCTTGCTCCGCAATCCAGCGGTCAAGCTCAACCTTTTGCTGCGCTTCCCACATCTTCAGGCTTGCGTTTTGTTCGGCCGTGGACTTCGCAACCTGATGCTTGGCCAGCGCCTCGGCTTGGGCGAATTGCTGTTGCGCCTCTTGCGCCCTCAGCTTCGCTTGCATTTCGATCATCGCCGGGTCAGGCGGCGGAGGCGGCGGCGGCTGTGGGGGCAACGGCTGCCCATCCGGGCCAACCGGCGGCGGGCGGAGTTCGGGCGGCAGCAACACCTGCAACCGCTCTTTCATCTTGTCCGCGTTTGGCCAGTCTTGGGCCTCAGCCAGCATGTCGCCGATAAGCGGCGCTGCCATCGGCACGGCCTTAACAAAGTCCGTCATGCCCGCGGCGGCTTCCTGCCTCCGCGTCGTGAAGCTCGGGCCGGTCTCGACCGTTACGTCGTACTTTCCGACTGTCAGGTCGTATTTGAACATCTGACCGTCAGGGCCTTGCATGGCCTTGTTGATGGTCGCGGTTTCAACTGAGCCGTCTTCGCCCAGGATGCGAACCGTGCGCTCTGTGTCGTAGATGCGCGGGATTAGGTCGATAAGCTGCTTGCCCGTGGTGGCGATCGCATAGGCAATGTTGTCGATGAAGACGAACGTCGACACGTCGGATTGCTGGTCGCGGGCGATGATCGCCTTGCCGCTGGTCTCGTTCGACTTCTGCCCAAGCGCCGGCGGGTAGATGCCCGTCACCGCGTTCATATCGTCGGCCGCCATCCCGGCCTCGGCAATGAAACCGTTAGCCTGTTGCGGCGGGATCTGGCGTTGCGGCATGAGCCCCGGTGCCATCGGGTCCACGTTGAACAGCAAATAGGGCAAGTTCTTCTTGCCGGCGCTGTTCCACATTTGCTCATAGCCTTCGATCATCCCCGGCGTGATGAGCCAAGGCTGCTTAGGCTGGAGGGCGATGACTTCGGCGCTGCTGGAGCGCATGTAGTTGAAAAGCTGCTGTGCGTCCTTCAGGGGGCGCAGGATGCCGCGGACGACGCGGTTTTCGCCGACCCAGATTTCCTCGCCGATGCAGGGAATGATCGGGATGTAACGCCCGGCCCATTCGGTTGGGCCGTCTAGAACCTCGTTACCGGAGAGGATGTACTGGTAGACCTTGTGGCAGGTGACTTCGCGCTCGCTGGCGACGGTGAGCCCGGCCTGTTGAATGTAAGCCTGCTCGTCAGGCTTCTCCATGCCGTCTTCGTCAAGAACGCGGCCGTCCGATAGCTTGTAGAGTTTCTTCTGATACGGCTTCTTCACCCAGTACTCAGCAACGCGCATGTCGTCGGCCGAATACCAATCCGTCGCGCGCTGCGAATCCACATCATCGCCAGTGATTTGGAAGTCAACCAGCGCGGCATCGGGATACGATGCCTTAACCTCCCGCTTGGACATACGGTAATGCACGAAGCAGTGCGAGGCGTCCGACTTGTCGGGCTCAATCGCGTTGTGATCCCAGACCACGCTTAGTGCGTTGGGAATCGACTTGATGCGGATGTCTTGCTCGAAGGCGTCGTCGTCGGTGTATTCGGTGACGATGCGCCAGGCGCCCATGCCGCAGGTGACTGAGTTATCGGCGCCGACCGAATAGACGTAGCTAGCCCGACTTTGGTCTTCGATGTTGCGAATAAGGCCGTTCAGGATTTCGGCGGTCTTCTTGTCTGCCCGATCGTCAACCGGGCGAACCTTGATCGCCGGCTTGTTGAGCCGGATATCGCCGGTAATCTGGCGCTTGAATTGGCTGGTGCGCGGGATGGTGAGGCACGGCCGGCCGTCCTTCTCCCGGTCGTCGCGGACGTTCTTCGGCCATTGGTCGCCCGCCTCGAATTGCAGGTCTTCGACCATCTTGGTCCGGTTGTCGGTATCGGCCCGCACGTCGCGGTCGAAGCGCTCAAGAGCGAGCTTGAGAAAGTCCCGCTCGTCTTTGGCCTTGAGTTCGTCTGTGTCGTTTGGGTCGGCCATATGGTCCAAATGGTTTGCGGCGGGCAGCCACATCTGCCGCGTATGGGAGGGCTACGCGGGGCGCTAAACGCGCTCGGTTTGACGGGCACAAGTCCCGCCGCAAGGTTGTGAGGCTCAGGCCCCAAGCCATGCGCCCTGCCCTTGCGGGCCTCTCCCGGCGCTTGGTTTTTTGATGGGCTTGTCTTCAGTCAGGGCGACAGCCAGATAGCGGAACGCGTCCGCGCCGTGCGATGCCCAATTGTGTACGGGCGTTTTCGTAAACGTCAGACCGTCGTCTTTGCGTTCGTAGTGGTAGTGCCTGAGGCACTGCAAACCGTCCGATGTCTTCTCTTGATCAAACCAGCATTTGCCGAAGATGGTACGGGCGGATTCGATCCCAGTCACGACGCTCACGCCGGGCGTGATGCGAACCGTGAACCCGTGGCCGCGCATCTGTTGCTCGATCGTGCGCTCGGATGCCAGCAAGTCATGCGTGGCGTCGTGCGGCAGCCAGATCGTGCCGTAGGCGTAGGGCCGATCCCGCAGCGCCTTGACGTAGTGCGCGAGGTTTTGCCCGTGGTTTTGGTAGTAGTCGATGACCCTGAATTCAAACCCGACAACCTGAACGAACCAAATCGCGGTGTTGTCGCTCTTGCCCAAGTCCCAAAACGTGTGAACCGGCTTGGTCGTTTCCCAAGGAACGCGGGTGATGCGATCGGCGGCGGTGGCCTCGCGAATCTCCTTCGCGAATACCGCGCCGTCGAGGGCCTGGCGGCAATGCCCTTCCCAAACGGTCAGGTAGCTATCGTGATCGCGGCTCATCAGGTCGTCGCGCTCGGCTGCGAGCACGGACGGAAACCACGGGTTGTCGGACCAGTTGACCTTGACGACGATCGCTTCGGCCGGCGGCTTCAGCACGAAGCGCTTGAACGTCTCGTCGGTGTCCAGCTCCGGGTTGAAGCTGATCCAAATCTCCGACCCGGCCTTGCGGATGGTCGGGATCAGAATGTCCCACGACGCCTTGGAAACGTCGGTTGCTTCCTCAACCCACACGATATCGAGGCCCTCAAACGACTTGAGCGACGTGGCGTTGCGGCGAAGCCCTTCAAAGGCGAACGACGTGCCGTTCTTGCCGATTATTTCGGTCTTCTTAATCTCGTAGAAACCGCCAAGGCCAAGCGCCGCGATTTGGTCGCTCAACAGGCGATGTACAGAGTCATCAATCGAGTTCTGAAACTCGCGGGCGCATAGGATGCGTAGAGGCTTTATCTGAGCCCCTAGGATCAGCAACGCCCGTGCGAAGTTCCATGACTTCGCCCCGCCGCGGCCACCGTAAGCCACCTTGTAGCGCTTGGGCTGAAACAGAAATTGGAACTTAGCCGGGAATTCCGCCCTAGCTTGGTTCGCTGCCTCCGACAAATGTCACCTGAATCCCGATCGGCACAGCCTCCCCATCCGGGCCGCTGATCTCCGTCTGCTGAATGGCCTTGCCGTCGATGCGGTCGCCGATTTCCTTCATCGCGGCGAGGTCGCCGTTGGCCGCGGCCTCTGCGCACGCTTCGGCGGCTTTTGCCAGCAAGACGCGCCCGTCAATTCCCTCTCGCTTGACGGCGAGCATGAGCGCGTCACGCCACAGCTTGTCTTTGCGGCCGGATTTACCGGCAACGCCAGCCATTTAGAATGTCCTAACCAGTTGAATGCGTTGTGCGTAGACCTTCGCCACGTCCGCCGGCAATTCGTCAAACTCGTGCTTGCTTTGCATCTTATGAACGCCGTCCGTTACCGTGACGGTTAGCGCTTCGTTACCGCGGTAGTCCGTGCGGCGGGAAACGTCCTCAACCGTCCATGGTTTCGGTATGGCGCGCTCTAGGGCAAACCTGACGGCGCCTAGCTGTTGCTCAACGCGCGGTGTTGTCACTCGTCAACGCTCAGCGTTTCCCCGCGGGAACAAGCCGCGCGCAGTTCATCGGCGTCTACATCTTCCCAATCGTGAATGGTTTCTAACGCTTCGGCGGACAGGATGTGGTGCTCGAAGTCTAGGCGCTTGGGCGCCGGCGCTTTTGCGCGCATGCCAATTTCTGCGGCCATACGCTCTACGCGCCTCGCTGTGATGCGGCTCATGATTTGCTGATTTGTTAAAAAGGCGCCAGTTAGAGCCGGGCGCTACGGCTTACGCCTCTGCCTCAGAAAGCGGGGCGCAGTTCTATGTACTACACAATCTCATATCACAGAATAATTTATATTCCGTTACGATGCGCGCACAATCCCATAATGCTTCGCCAACGTCAGAAGCGCGATTCTTAGAACCGCTATTCCCGCCCCTGGGAATTCGCCTTGTTTGAGAGCCCAACTGTAGGGTGAGAGATCATCTACGCAGACCCATTCGACAACGGGAACGAGGTCGCCTAGCGCTTTGATGGCGTGACGGCGGCGCTGAGTTGAAGCCACATAGCGATCGCTGACCGTTTCCACAGAGCGATCAACGCGCTCGGACCCTGATACAGAGGCCCTTGGAACAGTGCCGGCATAGTAGGCGTCTTGGAAGTACCTGCGGCCCGCTTCGGCTTGCTCTGGCGTGATGTTCTTCCGCCTTTCAAGCCTGTCGATTTGCGTTTGGGTTTCGACCCTTGCCGGCCTATGGTGTTGGTGGTCCCTGTCTTGGGATGGGATCGTGATTTCGTCATGGGTGAATCTTTCCTGAGTTGGTCGGATTGCGTCTTGGGTGTCGGTCATGCGGCTAACTCGTGTTGAGCAAGAATTGCGCGGCCAATCATTTCGGGGATTTGCGGGACGACGGCGTTGCCGGTTGATCGAGTTGAGTCCACCCAATTGGGAAACCCATCATCCACTCGCGAAATTTCGGGTTCATCCGTCCAGGCCCGCCACGGATTGCTATAGCCACAGGCAGCGACGGGGAGTGCGCCCGGTGCGGCTTCGGGTTTGATCCGTCCTTCCAATCGCGTGCTTGCGGGGTTGGCAGCGTTCCAGCGTGCCGCGTCTCGTACCCACGCAAAACTGTCAGGAGGTCGCCGCGTCCGCCCTTGTCCGCATCCGTTGCCCGCGGTGTCGGAAGGTTGCGACGGCGCAACTCCCCCGGCAGGCACTTCGACCGATCGATGTTGAAGTCCCCCCGCTTCTCCGCATCGTTCGCTATTGGCGTGGGCAACGATCCAAACGCGGTCGCGTTCGTGAGGGGCGCCGATGGCTTGCGCTGGTACGCAATCCCACTCAAGGTCAAACCCGCTCTCGGCCATGTCCCCGAGAACAACGCCCATCCCGTCACCAAGCAGCGCTGCCACGTTCTCCACGATTGCGTGCTTTGGTCGTACCACGCGAAGGGCTCGCACCAATTCCCGGTAGAGTCCTGAACGCTCACCGGACAGGCCGGCGCGCTTTCCGGCGTGAGAAACATCCTGGCAGGGGAAGCCCCCGCAGATGATGTCGGCTTCTCCGGGGGTAAACTGTCGCGTTGTGATGTCGTCGTGCTGCTGGACGTTAGGCCAGTGCTTTGCGAGGACAGCCCGACAGAAAGGCTCGATTTCGCAGAAGGCGACGGTCTGCATTCCGGCTCGTTCAAGGCCAAGGCTGAAACCTCCTTTTCCTGAGAAAAGATCGAGGACGCGGAGCGTCATGGCTGCGCATTCCAAATAGTCACAATCAAACTCAGAACTGCAGCCGTTGCGGCTATGGTGGCGTAAATGGTCACGCGCTCAAATCCCAAGTCGCCAAAGCGGTCATCACGGCACCCATTGCAACACCAACCACCAAGGGGCCGTCCGCTTGAATGAGAAACCACGATGCCAGGCCGCAGATTGACACGCCGGCGGCGGCGCCCCACACAGTGCTCAGCCTAACCTTCACGACACCACCCGATACGGCATCAACCGCGTTCCCATTTCTGCGTGGTGTACGTATGCTTTTGAGAGGGCGCGGCCCAGGGCTTGGCCTTGCTCGAAACGCTTATCGTCCGCCGCCTGTTGTGCGTCGCTTGGCGTCGACGGGTTCTGCAGTTCCCGCTTCGCTTTCCGCTTTGCGATGAAATCGTCAAGGGCTTTTTCTTGTGGGCTTTGTGGTTTTGGTTCTGGGATTGGATACCAATCGCCGAAGAT